CAACTCAAAGTCTTCTGGGAGCGGCTTGTTCTTAGCATCAACCTGCACAGGTGGCTTAGTGATATCAGCGCCGTAAGCACCTTTCAGTACAGCCTTAGCGATGTAGTTACCGTCCTCATCTTTCTTGAAGACTTCGGATGCTTTACCCAACTTTTCGGGCCAGCCTTTTTCGGACGCCGCCCGTGTGTTATAGGCGGTAGCCATAACAGTATACAGGTCTTTTGCCTGTGCAGCGTTCATCACAAACTGCAACTCGTACTTTGCGCCATCTGCAGTAGGGTCACAGGGTACAGACTTACCACGCTCACCTGCGGATTGATCGAACCGATATGTCCCGTTCAAACGGGGGTATCTCGCAACAACTTTGCGGATAATGTGACTTTCAACTTTTGCCATTTGGTAGTTCTCCTTTAAAGTTTTTTATGGTCGAACCCGTCTTCTATTGAAAACGGGGAAGTATTTACAGCCGCGAAACGGGCTATAGCTTGCAGCGTTGCGGGGTCTTTCTTCAACCCTTCAACACTGCGTAGTTCACTAGGCACCAAGGACCGTAAGGGCTTGAAGCATAGGCGGGGATATACGTAGGAGTTATCTGGGTATACGGTAGTTACCACAGATGAAGTCTTTGTTCCCCTACCGTTCAGAAACTTAGCGTATTCCTGTAACGGCTTATTATTATTTTTACCCTTACCGAAGATAGCCGTGGCGGGTAACTGTAGTTGATATACCGTATCGAACTCTCCATCAAGCACTACTGCTACCCGCTGCACAAATCTACAGGCTCTACTATACCCCGAACCCGAACCTTTTATGTTCTGAGTGCAGTCCATACACCTAGTAGCTTGCCGATCTTCGCTAGGAACTAACTCGTCAGGTGTCTGTGTTGTAGAAGACCAACACGTAGGTAGCGTGGTGTGGGCAGCATCATAATCGTTCTTGTAGTACAAACGAGATATGTTGGCGGCATTGACCACCACTACGGCCACTTCACTCGCCATCACTTCCCGCTCTCCATCCCCTACACGTACAAACATACCGTCCTGATAACTAAGCCGCCTAAACTCAGGCATCGTCGGGGGTAGTGCCTTCCCCTAATTCGGACAGAGCCTTATCTACTTCGTCCAACTTAAACCGTTGGGTGTTTTCAATTTTGACATACGTATGCTCGGGGATATAACCCTCCCGAACCCAATGCCGCACAGTAGATATGGATACAGAAAAGTGTTCTGCCACATCCGATATGTTCACATATTTTTTGGTCATTTCTTCCTCACAGTTAGGATGTACTCTGCATCCACATTAAGACCCATAGGTACAAGGTCAGGGTTCTCTTCTAAGAACTGCTTCATGTGAGTTTGGTTAAGACGCTTTTCAAACAACTCGGGAACTTCATGCTCCAAGACAAACTTGTGCATACTTTCCCAATCACTTGTCCAGTAACGCTGTTTAACACTACGATAAAACAAACCCGCTGCAGTTCTAACGCTGTCGATATTGCTCTCAGTGCAGTAATCTAACAACGCTTGCTTGACGGTGTTCTGTTGTTCAGAAAGCGCACCGTCCTCTTCTTTAAACTTAGCAGATAACTCAGACCGCTTATCGCGTATCTTTGTGTACACCCGCGTCAGTTTTTCCACGTCTATTGTCATAAGTCCTCCGTTTATATCTATACTTGTTATCTAATGGTATTAATTAGGATCGTCAAGTATTTCGTGATATAAATTTATCATTTCTGCATGAGCATCTATACGACCTGCAAGCATACGGTACATACGCTTCTCCACATAAGAACCCTGCAGCGATACAACAGTACACTTATGTTTTTGACCTGCCCTGTGAACCCTAGCGTTAGCTTGCGCGTAGGTTTCCAGTGATGAAGTTGGCCCCCACCATACCACAGTATTAGCGGCGGTAAGTGTCACACCATGCGCGGCTGCTTGTGGTTGAATAACCAACACCTGTGGATCAGTGTCCTCTTGGAACCGTTTGAATATCTCGGTGCGCTTATGTGCGGGTACGTCACCGCGTATAACCTCAGTAGTTATATTCTCAGCCCGTAATTTGTCAGTCAGTATGTCTATCGTGTGTTTAAACGGGACAAACACCAGAACCTTCTGGCTGCTCTCGTCTATGACCTCACGTAATACCTTATATCTGTCTGATATATCGAACTCTACGGTTTCTTTATCGTCGGTATAAACTGCACCTGCTGATATCTGCAGTAGCTTGCTCATGCTCACGGCAGCGTTCATAGCCGTGACCTCTACCCCTGCAACTTCCATAATCATGCGCTTCTTTAGCAGGTTGTAGTAATGCTTCTGTTGACTGCTCAAAGGTACAATCCTGTCCACGTACACCATATCTGGTAAGTCCAGACACTCATCTTTAGAGTAGCGTATCGCAGGTTGCAGCACTCCGTGTACGATCTTGGGCGCAATCGGCTTGGGTTCAAACTTGAAGTGGCTCTTGCGGTCCATCACCATATCTTTGAACGAACCGAAGAACTTGGGTACAGCCTGTGGGTTGACCAACTTGGCTAGCCCGTATGCGTCTAAGGGTGATTGTGCAGCGGGTGTGCCTGTCATCAACCACAACCATGTGTCATCACGTAGGAGTTTCTTCAACGTCTTCCACCGCTTCGACTGCGCGTTCTTATAGTGAGTAGCCTCATCAATTATGATAAGGTCAAAGCCGCCATTTTTTATCTGCTCGGATACAATATCTACACCATCGTAATTGATTATCACGAACTCCGCGCCCTGCTCTATTATAGCTGCGCGTTTCTTCTTAGGCCCGTGCGCTACGTCTACAGTTCGGTGCATAGCAAACGTAAACAGATCATCCCGCCAAGCCGAATCCATAATAGATAGGGGGCAGATAACTAAAGCGCGTCTAATCTTGCCAACTTTCATAAGGTAATCAGCGGCCCAGATCGCGCTGGCTGTCTTACCTGTACCCTGCTCATTAAAGCAGAAACCCTTACGGTTCATAGTTAGGAACGCTGCGGTCTTCTTCTGGTGATCGAATGGTATGTGCTGCCCTGTCCAAGCGTAACGCCCCTCTATCGGGGATGGTGCAGGTATCTGTAGGGTGCGTAGCTTATGTGCCTCATCAATACCCCAGTTAACAACCACTGCATTAGTACCCACAGCTTCGCTCTTAGGTATAACGCTCGTGACTTGTTTGGGGTCCGCTAGTGAAACTAGCAGAGCTTTATTCTTTATTACTTGCATACTGTTCTCCGTGTAGCTGATGCTACTTTTTGTTTTTAGTTCTTCTGTTGCGGCCCTTACTCAACGAACCACCATGCGACCTGTTACGATTACGGCTTTGCACCGAAACACCATCCTTGTTCTTACCGCCCTTACTCAACGCCTTCTTGTGAGCAATATCCTTGCCCTCACGTTTGTCGGCCCTGCCATCCTTGTTGGCATCCTTGCCTGTCTTGTCCATCTTGCGCCGTGCGCGTTGGCGTTCCATACGTGCTTTGTGTTCACCACGCGCTTTTTGCAGTTCATATTCACGTTTGTACGGGCGGGGGGTGTTCTTATAAACCATGTCAGTTCTTTCCGTTATGGGCGCACTCTAACACAGGACAGTGTTGCCTACACAAACCGCTAGGCCGTGAGTTCCACACATCAGTATCGGCGGCTGCTTGCATACTAGCATAAGCACCGCGCCATTTCATCCATAAATCAGGAACTTGCTCTACCGTATACTCAGCCTTAATTAACGCTTTAGGCACTACGAACATCAATGCTGCTTTTATAGTACGAACTTGTGGGTAGTGCTGAAATATAGACACCGCCATCAACTCAAGCTGCCCTTTGTCTGCATACTTCGCGTTCTTACCCGTCTTGTAATCTATGATAAACGCGGTTTCTTTCTCCTCGTTTACGATAACCAAGTCCACGATACCACGAAACCAAACATCCTTGGCTCCGAACTTGCAGGGGCGCATATCTTCGGTGAGGCCAAGCCGCTGCTCCGCAATCTTTGTACCTTCGATAGCGTTAAGAGAATCCAGAGCGCCCTGCATGTAGCTATACTTCGCAGGTAGTGGTTCACCTTTACCTATGTAGTTCTCGCATGCCGTATGAAAGTGTGTGCCGTACAGCATAGCCTGACTTACCTTGGTCGGATACTGCTTTAGTATCTTCTCATAGTAGAACTGTTTCGGACACTGCTGAAAACTTTTGATCTTACTAAACGACCACGGCGCAACATTTGTCATTCGGTATCCCCATACGATTTGCCAATACCGCTTTCACACTCAAGCGGTAGTCCTGCTGCCCAACTGGGTACATGACGCATACACTGCTCTACATGTTCCCTCGCTTGTACTACCTCTTCGTCGGGGCAACATATGGCTATGCTGTCATGCACAGTCATAACAGACTTATACTTCTGGTTTATTAGTAGCATTTGTTCGCCAATGATACAACGTGCCAGTGCCTGACATACGTTCTCAACCACTTTACCACCGTATATATTTTTACGTCCACGGCGCGTTTTATACGAGTATTCAGGCCAAACATCTTCGGGTTCTACCCCCTCGGGTGCGGGGTCTAGCTGCA